CTGAAATTATAACTGAACCTGTAAAAACACTTCCATAAATAATAGGAATAGGAACACCAGCATTTGCCACGTTTTGAATACCACTAAAACTGTAAGAGCCTCTAATACTTGGGTCAAGATCACCTACTTGAGATATGTTAGATGCTGGTTGTGTTGGGGTTAATAAATCTGTGACCCCTTGCAGTATTAATGTAGTTCCAATTGTTGTGACTAAGGTTGTAGCAGCAGTAACAGATAAAGCCGTAAAACCAGCGACAAAACCTCCTATTGCACTTGCAGCCGCAGTAGCTCCAATTCCTAGACCTAATACAACTAAAGGGCCAGCACCTGTAGCAACTGGAATAATTTGAATATCGCCTTGACCTGACATTGTTAAAAAATCTTCTGTAACAACACGACCACCCATCTTAATTTTATAAAATTGGTCATTCATATGTTTCTCAACACCTTCAAAATTTGCCTTTAAAAAAGCTATTGCCTGTTGTGGAGATTTTACAGAAGCTTCAAAATACGATTGTCCTAAAAACTGCCTCAACTTTCCATATACTTTTATTTTTTTAAGGTTCATATCTATATACCCCATTAAGTGCTTGTTGGTATCTTAAGTCAAAAAGCTCTCTACAACTCAAAGCTTTTATATTATGATTTAAAATCATCATATCGCCAATATAAACTGCTACATGATCTAAATTACCTGTGACCGATCTAAACAGCAATACATCACCAACTTGTACATCATTATTTGTTTTTTGTTTTTTAAAATTTAGTTTCGGTAAAGCATATTCAAACTCTGGACTTTTTAAAAAATCTTTTAATTTTTTTGGTCGTGTCCAATATGGTATTTCAATATTTTTGTTTTCTTTAAACCAATCAGTCACGACAGACCAGCAATCATGTTTTCCCCATATAAATCTGCGTCCAATTAATGAAGGTGTTTTCCAACCAGAAGGCTTTAGACATTCCCAATGATTATGTTCAATACTGTAAATGTAATATGGATAACCTAGATGCTCACAGGCTGCTTTATCTGTTTCTGATGGTGTAGCTGCTCCTTTTGGGTGGCTATGAATTACACCCATAATCTCACCAGTATCTTCACAATCTGCCCAATCATCAGGGTCTAGCATGAAAAATTCATGCTGACCTTCTGCCAAATTTTTACAAGGCCAAAAAGTTTCTTTCCCTTTTATTATTGCAAGCAAGCCACAGGCTTCATTAGGGCTTTGTTTTTTTGCATATTTTTTAAAAGACTCTTTCCAACTCATAATTAGAAATTAACAAATGTACCAACACCAGCAAAATCTTCTCTTGTAACAAGTTTTTTGGGTGCAGCTATACCTATTAAATCAAAAGTTGAAACTAATTCAAACTGTACAATATCTCTATTTTCTATAACTTTACGATCTATAAAATAAATTTCCTGTGGCATTTCAGCAGTAGGGTCAACAGAGCCAACTTTATATGGATTTACATTTGATGGAAAGTTCTCTTCATCTAAAAACCTTGCAAGTGTTCTTCTGCGTGTAACTTTTGCACCAGCAAGATCAGTAAATGGCAGAATTGTAGCATTATTTGTTAGTTGTATTATTGCTGTGATTGTACCTAATAAGTTTGAGAAACTAATTGTCGGTCTTGGCAGCTTACCCTTGCCTGTATATTTAAACCCCTCTGCCTTACAAGGCATTCTGGTATATGTGTTACCCTGCCATATTATGTCGCCACTATCTTTCATATTATTGCCAGCATGAAAAAGATAAACGGTAGGATTTGCTGCATTTGTATTTTTTTTAATAGAATATAAACCACTTGTTGTGGCTGAGACAGTTGATTTGACTGTAAAAGAAGTGCTGGCAGTAGCTGTAACTGTATATACTCCACTTACTGCACCTCCAGTTGTAAAATCAATACTTACAATATCTCCTACAGATAATCCGTGAGTGGCATGGTTTAATTGTATGTCTGTGCTATTGCTTTGATTGTAAGTGTTAGATAACGTTGTAGATTCATAATGAACATCAGCTTTTAATTCAACAGAAAACAACTCAATTATTGATTTGTTTGTAAGTTGTTGTAACTCTGGTGTAGGGTTAGCCATTTATGGTTCAAAAACCTCCCTGAAAGTAGTATTTATAATTGCTCTGTTGTTATAAGGAATTGATTTTGTCCAAGAATCGCATACATACTGTCCAGCACCAGATAACGTGATTGATACATTGCCGCTATTAGTCGCGCTTGAAGCTGCTGTAACAGTAAAAGAATTATCATTGATTACGGTAGCTACTGCAAAAGTCCCATCAGTTGCAGATCCAGATGTGTAGTCAATAGTTAAAATATCACCGATTGCAACTCCATGAGATGTTATTGCAATAGTAACAGTTGTGGTGCTTTGCGAATATGTGCCTGTTTTTGTAAAGCCTTCTGCTGGTGGTGTAAACGTAAAACTTGCCTGATCGTTTACTCTACTTCTTAAAAACGCTTCAATGACATCTGATTCAGTCTCAGACACGTTAAAAGTAAGATCATATACTTTAGGGTCTTGAGATAATGGAAGCCCTAGTAATGCCCTAAACTCATAACCATCACCAAGCTGCGAAACCTTAATTTTAGGTTTGCTTCTTTTTCTCATGCCATAAACAGGAGTTATCGAGGGAAACGTAGCCATTATCTATTTAGTAAACCTCCAGCCCTTGATTCTTCTACCAGTGTAGCTTGAACTATTCCACCGATAAGTTGTCCAAGTTGATCTGCTTCAGAGCCATTACCTTGAACAGAAGTGCCAGAAGCATCAACATTTACAGTAATCATATTATTTGTTGTACCGCCTCCACCGATTGCACTGTTTGGAATAATAGTGCCAGCAGTACGAGGTACAAAAAGTTCTGGTCCTCTTTCTCCAACAAGTGAAGCTCTTCCTACTGGTGGTCTGCCACCATTTGCAAAACCAAGTAAGCCCATATCAAAACTACTGCCAGAACCGTCAAATACATTAGGGCTACCCTTAAATACATTTTTTCCACCACCAAATATTCCACTTAAAGCATTCCCGAAAAAATTACCAATTCCAGAAACCGCACGTTGCATCGCAACTTCAACAAGTTTTCTTTTTAAATTATTTAATACACCAGTAGCAGCTTCAGCTAAAGTTTTTGTTCCCATAACAGCATCAGTAAGACCAGAAACAATACCATTCTCAATTCCTTGACCAATCTCCATGTATTTTTCTTTAAGTTTATCAGTTTGGTTTATAGCTTCATCAAGAATAAAAATAGATGAATCTAATGTCTGATTAAAAGCAGTTGCTGCATTATTTGTTTCAATAATTTTTTCTGTCTTTTCTGTTTGTTTTTGATTGGCTTGATCAATAATCTCAACTTCTTCAAAAGAGGTCTGTTTTAATTTTTGCCTTTCAATATTTGCTTTTCTTAAAAGTTTAAACTGTTCTCTAAAAAACTTGTTTTCTTCTTTACTTGCAAAGACACTCTCCCCTCTAAAATTTGTACCAAACTTAGTTGCAGTTAATCTTGCTGCATCTCTTTGTGCATCTTGCTCTGCTTTTGCAACATTACCTAAACCAACATCACCAATATCTCCAAACCTACTAAATATTTTTTCAATAGCTACCACACCTTTGGTTGCTAAATCTAATGCACCTTTTATTGCTGGTGATAACTGTTCTCCAATCGTTCTTGCTAAACTTTCAGTTGAATCTATCAACGTAGACAATTTTCCATTAAGCGTTGTTGCTTGTGAAGAAGCACCTTTAAAAAAGGCACCACCTTCATTAGTTAAATTTATAAGTGCTTGATTTACGAGATCAGCTCCAATCTTTCCTTGCCTTTGTGCTTTTTCAAATGCCTCGCCTTGTAAACCAGTTATGTTCTTAAGTTCAGTTGTTATATCAACTCCTCTTTCTAATAACTGTAAATTTTCTTCCTGTTGTAATTTTCCTTTTGCTCTTATCTGACCAAAGGCTGTTGCAATACCCTGCAAATCTGCTCCAGTAGCACCAGCAACATCAGCAAGCCTTTTTGTGGTGTCTACTAATTCATTAGTTTCAAAACCAAAAGCCTTTAATCGTTTTGTTTGCTCAATTAGTTCACTACTTTTGAAAGGAGTAACAGCACCGAAATCTTGTAATTCTTTTATTATTTCATTTGTTTTAGAAAGAGAACCAGTGAGAACCTCTAGGCTTTTTCTTTGCGTCTCAATATCAGCAGCATTAACAAAAATAAATTGTGCAGTTTTAATAAGTGCAAACGCAGCTGCTAATTTTTTTATAGTACCAGTTAAAGTATTAACTTTAGAGGAGGCTCCTTTTCCAGCATTACCAAATTTATCAAAATTCTTTTTTCCTTCATTTAATTTATCTTTTAATTTATCTGTATTCCTACTTAAATTTTTTGTAGCATCATTTACTCTTCTTAATGGATTGATGGCATTTTGAGCATCAACTATTAATCTGACTGTTGATTGTGCCACAAATACAAATAACCTTTATTATATACTACCTTGTTTTGTTCTTTTGACGATTCATTTCTTGTTTTTCCCTATCATTTTTAACTTCATAATAAGCAGCCCAGTGTACAAGCTCTTCTTCTGTGATCGCTTTTCTTAATTCAACTAATGTTTTTCCTAATTCTGTTGCGAGAAAAAACTCAAAGTTTAACCAGTTATCTCGCTTGATTCGTTTTTTGCTGTATTTA